CTTTCACAGGCGCGCGTGCAAAATTGGAAGTCATTTTTCGCCGGGCCGGGCAACCTGGGTAAGGACGTCTCCGATGCGCGGACGCAAGCCCGCCCCCCCCGAGCTCAAGGTCCTCCGCGGCGACCAGCCTTGCCGCCAGCCGGTCAATCCGCCGCCGGCGTCGGGCCGGCCCGAGCCGCCGCCCTACCTCGGCCGCCACGCCCGCGACGAGTGGGACCGGCTCACGGCCGAGCTGGAGGAGGCCGGGGTCCTGGCCCGGACCGATCGCGGCGCGATCGAGGTCTACTGCGTCACCTATGCCCACTGGCTCCAGGCCCGGGCGCTGATCAACGAGAAGGGGATGCTGGTCGCGACCGCCGACGGCGTGCCCAAGGCCAATCCGGCGGTCGGGATCGCCGGCGCCTGTGCCCGCCTCCTGTTCCAGTACCAGTCGGAATTCGGCGGCACCCCGGCGGCGCGGGGCCGGGTCCGGTCGGGCACCGAGCCGCCACCCGACGAACTGCAAGCCTACCTGATGTCCCGGAAGGCATGACGGCCATGCTCTGGATCTCCTGCGTGAATCCGCCCGGCCACGACCGACCGTTGTGGCAGCGGTCCGCCTTCGTGGCCGACGACGGCACGGTCTATGTGCCGGCGGCGCTGACCGACGACCGCGAGCTGGCGGTCGTGCTCAAGGCGGCATGGGACGGCAACGTATCCCTGGTCTTCCAGGATGGCCACTACTTCCTGCCGGCCCGCTGGATCGCCGTCGAATATCCGGAGGTCGCGGACCTCTGCGACCTGATCGAGCGGCGGGTGCGCGAGGTCACGGGACGGGAGGGCTGGCCGCGATGGACGTCGACGAACTGATCGGCCTGGTCCGGGAGATGCGCCGGCTCCAGCGCGAATTCTTCCGGACCGGGCCCCGGGACCGCCCGCCCGACCTGATCCGGCGGGCCAAGGACGCCGAGCGCGCCGTCGACGCGGAACTGGCCAGGCTCCAGGCGGGCATGCGGCGGCTGTTCGAGTGAGCGGGCCTTCCCACGTTCGTATTGTATTGATATGATCCTTCACGTTCACGTTGCCGTCGCCGGACCATGAGCCAGGACGAGGTCGATCCCCGCTGGGTCCGCGACGCCTCGGACCGCGCCGCCGTCGCCGCCGGATACCGCGTCGAGGAGTGGCGCGGCGAGTTCGTCTGCGGCTTCCTCGAGCGGTTCTGCGTCCAGTCCAAGGGGCGATGGGCGGGCTCCAGGCTGGTCCTCCTGGACTGGCAGCGCGACCTCCTGATGCGGCTGTTCGCATGGCGGCGGCCCGACGGCCGGCGGCGCTACCGCAGGTGCTATGTCGAGGTCGCCAAGAAAAATGGTAAGAGTACCTTGATATCAGCACTCTGTTTATACCTCCTGCTGGCCGACGACGAGGCGGCCCCCGAGATCTACCTCAATGCGGTGGACCGGCAGCAGGCGCGGATCGTGTACGACGAGGCGGCCCGGATGGTCCGCGGCAGCCCCGGGCTGACCCGCCGCGTCAACCCGATCGACTCCCGCCACCGCCTGGTCTGGGCCGCCGGCAACGGGGTGATCCTGGCCAACAGCTCGGAGGCGCCGGCCAAGGACGGGCTCAATCCGAGCGCCGTCATCTTCGACGAACTCCACCGCCAGCCCGACTACAAGTTGTGGGACATATTTGAATATGCCACCGGTGCCCGGGCCCAGCCCTTGACGCTCTCGATCACGACGGCGGGCGACTCCGAGCGGGGCATCTGGTGGGAGCAGCGCGACTATTCGGAGCGGGTGGTCCGGGGCGAGATCGACGACCCGACCCACCTCGGGGTGATCTACCGGGCCGGCCGGGACGACGACCCGGACGACCCCGCGACATGGCGGAAGGCGAACCCGTCGCTCGGTGTCACCATCACCGAGGAGGACTTCCGCCGCGACCTGGAGGAGGCACAGGTGACGCCACGGAAGCTCGCGGGGTTCCTCAGGCTGCGACTGAACGTCGTGGCCAATGCCGACGTCGTCTTCCTCGACCCGGACGACTGGAAGGCGTGTGCCGGCCCGCCGCCGGCCGCCGGGGCGCTCGCGGAGCGGACCTGCTACCTCGGCGTCGACCTCGGGCAGAATCGCGACCTGACGGCCGTGGTCGCCCTCTGGCCGGACGACGCCGGCGGCCATGATATCCGCGCCTGGTTCTGGCTCCCGCGCCAGTCGCTCGAGGAGCAGGCGCGGGCGACCAGGCAGCCCTATGTCACCTGGGTGCTCGACGGCCTGCTGCAGACCACGCCCGGGGCCTGCACCGACCTGGAATTCGTCCGGGCGGCGATCGTCGAATTCTGCCGCCGCCATCGGGTCAGGCGGATCGTCTTCGACGCCTGGCATGCCTACGGGATCGCGACGGCGCTGCGGGAACAGGACGGTTTGCCGGTCGAATTCCTCCGCCAGGGATATGCGTCGCTCTCGGGGCCGACCAAGGAGCTGGAGCGGCTGGTCCTCTCCCGCAAGATCCGCCACGGCGGCAACCCGATCCTCGCCTGGATGGCCTCCAATGCGATCGCCGACATGGACGCCGCGGGGAACCTGAAGCTGAACAAGCGCCGGTCCCGGGACAAGATCGACGGGCTGTCGGCGCTGGTCAATGGGCTGGCCGGGGTGCTGGCCGACGGCGGCGACGGCGGCGACTCGGTGTACGAATCGCGTGGAATCCTCTCAATATGAAGCGCGTGCCCCGGGTACTGGAGCGGGCCCGGCACCGGGCCGAGCACCGCAGCGGGTATTACCCCGCCATGTGGCCTGGCGCCGCCGGGGGCAGTTCCGCCGGCAGCAGCGCCTTCCTGCCGGCGCCGGTCCTCTCCGGGGTCGCGGTCACCCCCGAGACGGCGCTCACGTTCGCGGCGGTATTCGCGGCGATCAACGTGCTGGCGTCGGACACGGCGAGCCTCCCCCTGGAGGTCGTCCGCAGGCGGGCCGGCGGCCGGGCCCCGGTCACCTCGCACCCGGCGACCGAGGTGCTCGGGTCCGCGCCCAACGACGACACGACTCCATTTAGATATTTCCAGGCGTGCATGGGTCATGTGCTCGGCTGGGGCAACAGCTACAGCGAGATCGAGCGCGACGCGGGCGGCTATCCCGTCGCGCTCCACATCCTCAGCCCCCGCCCCGCCGACACCTGGCCGGTCCGCACCAAGGGCGGTGTGCTCCAGTATGCGGCCGACGGCGGCCGCCGCACCGTCGCGGCCGAGGACGTCCTGCACCTCGCCGGCCTCTCCTGGGACGGGCTCATCGGCTACAGCCCGGTCGCCCTCCAGCGGCAGACGATGGGACTCGGGATTGCCCAGGTGGAGTTCGGTGCGGCTTTCTACGGGAATGGCACCAGCCCGCGGGGCGCGCTCAAGGTGGCGCGGCGGCTGTCGCCCGAGGGCAAGCGGAACCTCCGCGAGAGCTGGGAGGGCGTCCATTCGCAGACCGTCAACGCCCACCGGCTGGCGATCCTCGAGGAGGGCACGGAATGGCAGAATATCTCCATAAGTCCTGTTGATGCCGAATACCTGGAGTCGCGGCGATTCCAGGTCATCGAGGTCGCCCGGATCTATCGCATACCGCCCCACAAGATCGGCGACTATTCCCAGGCCCACCTCGCGAACGTCGAAGCATCGAACATCGATTATCTGAATACTTCCCTGATGTGCTGGCTCGTCATGATCCAGCAGGAGTTGAACCGGAAGTTCTTCACCCGCCGCGAGCGGGCGCACGGGCTCCGGATCACCCACGACCTGACGGCGCTCTTGCGGGGCGACATGCAGGCCCGGGCCAACTACTACAAGACGCGGTTCGACATCGCCTCCTTGACGCCGGACGAGATCCGCGAGCGTGAGGGGGACAACCCGTATCCGGGCGAGGTCGGCAACACGGCCTATCGGCCCCTGAACCTGGCGCCGCTGGGGGCGCCGCCGCCGCCGCCGGCCCCGGAGACTCCGGAGGCCCCGGTCGACGACGCGGCGCCGGCCGGGACGCCCTCGACCAACGGGAGGCATACGACCAATGGGACTGCCCACTGATCCGACCGCCGACGCCGGCGCCCCGATGGCGGGCCTGGCCAGCTACGAGGTCCGCTCGACCGCGATGCCGGTCGCGCTGACGGGGGCCGACGGCACCTAGCCCGGCCGCCGCATCGTGGGCTATGCCGCCGTGTTCAACAGCGACAGCCAGCCGCTCCGGGCCGGTGCGCGCGGCCAGTTCGTCGAGCGGATCGCCCCGGGCGCCTTCGCGCGGAGCCTGGCCGCGCTCGACGTCCGGGGCCTCTATAACCACAGGGACGATTATGTGCTCGGCCGGAAGTCGGCCGGCACGCTCCGCCTGGCCGAGGACGACAAGGGGCTCCGCTACGAGATCGACGCCCCCGACACCTCGTATGCCCGCGACCTGATGGAGTCGATCCGGCGGGGGGACGTCACCGGGAGTTCGTTCTCGTTCGCGACGGTGGCCGACGACTGGTCCGACGGGCCGGACGGGATGCCGATTCGCACACTCAAGGATGTACATGTCTTCGATGTCGGACCGGTGACCTTCCCGGCCTATGCCGACACCTCGGCCGCATGTCGCTCCCTCGACCGCCACAGGGAGGCGGGGGACGCCGCGGCCGACAGCCCCGAGGCACCGGACCCGGGCACCGCCCGACCGGCGGCGGATGCCGCCGCCGCCGCCGCCGCCGCGACGCGGCAACGCCTGCTGAAGCTGCGCCTGGCGGCGCTCCAGCTCGCCCCCGGAGGGGACGATCGGGACGCCGTGCCGCCGAGCCCTTGAACGTCTTGCCCGACCGGCATGACCGGACCCGGGGGGACATGAGGCCCATTATTCGGAACCAGAGGATCGGGTCCCCCGCGGAGCAAGGTCATGCCACGAGTCAAGGTATTCGAACTGAAGCGCGAGCGCCAGGAGCGGGCGAAGAAGGCCTATGACATCGTCGCGGGCGCGGTCGAGGCCGGCCGCGACATGAGCACCGACGAGGAATCGACGGTGCGGGCGATCGAGGCCGAGCTCAAGACGATGGGCGGCCACATCGCGGTCCTGGAGCAGATGGAGACGATGATCGGCGACGGCGACGACCCGGCCCGCCGCGGCGGCCGGCTCG